ACAAGATGATATTGATAGATTTGCATTTTCAAGTCCTTATGCTGGAACAGATGTTGGAGAAATGTCAGATGGTCCTTATCAGGATTCTGGTCAAAATCAAATGAGTGCGACTCACGGCTATAAGACTGGAGGAATGAATCCTTCAGGAGAATCATATATAGATGTTATAGATAAATTTGCTTATGCAAGTCCTTACTCTTCTGAAGATGTTGGCAATTTAACAGTAGCTAAAACAGCTACATCAGGAGCAAGTGTTTAAATATGGCAAATATTATAATAGAATATAAAAAAGATAGAAATTCCGAAAAAGGAAAAATAAAACCATTATGGTTAGATGATGGAGGAATATGCGAAGATATAGATAATTATACTTTTGTGGGTATTGTTAAAGACCCAGAAGTTAAAATACCAGAAACAGTTGTTCGTTTCACAAAAGAAAGTTATGTGGAAAGACAATTAAATATACATGGCCGTTATCCATTTAAAAAACAAGTTCCAGAAACAACTCATCCAGTTGCTGAAAATTGGGTAGAAATGACTGATGAAGAAGTAACAGAAGAAGCAGAAGGTTGGTGGGATAATAATATAAATTAAGGATTAAAAAATGACAGAAATAGAAAAAACACCAGATTTAATAAGTGGCGATGATATAGGCTCTAATATTTTAGACCATACAATTGTAGCAGATTCTTTTATTAATGTATCAGCTTCTGACCCTACAGCAGCTAATGACACAGGCCAAGGTTATGTTGTCGGCAGTTTATGGGTTAACTCAACATCAGGAGATGTTTTTCAGGCAATAGGTGTTGATGCTGAAAATGCCTCTTGGGCAAATCAAGAAGGAGATGATGTTAATATATCTCCAGCATGGCAAGGATTATCATATGCTTATGAAGTAGGTGGGGGAAATGTTCCAGGTTATGGTGATGAAATGAGTAGATGGTCAATAACAGCACCTTATGCTGCCGCTGATATTGGAACTTTACCACACACTATGTCCCAAGCAGGAACAGCAGTAAAAGGTTCAACTATATTTCTTTCAGGTGGATATTCTGGTCCCTTATCATCAACGATTGATGAAATATCAACTTATCCAGCCGCAGCTTCAGCTTCAACAACTGATATAGGAGAAGCTACTAATGAACAAAGAAATCATGGTTCAGGATGGACTACTACTAGAGGTTATTGCCTTTCAGGACAAGACGACTCTTCTCCTGCTATAGATACAATACAAGATTATAGTTTATCATCTCCTCTTTCAACATCTGATGTTGCTGAATCAGCAGCTGCAAAACAATATCCAGCATCTTGTGATAGTGAAACCCACACTTTTATAACAGGTGGTTGGAGTCCAGGTCCATCAGCAGTCGATAACATTTATATGTATGAAAAAGCAACTACTGATAATTCTACTGATGTTGGAGAAGTTACAATGGGTAACAAATATGGATCAATGGGGAATTCAGATAATGTTAATGGTTATGGTTTTATAAGTGGTGGAGGTTCTCCAGAGGTAGATTCAATTTCAAGATTTGCTTTTGCAAGTCCTGCTCCATCGACAGATGTGGGAGAACACGCTTCACCTTTTGTTGCTTATGGAGGTTCCAGAGGTATGAGTTCGCCAACATATGGACATACAGTAAGTAGAACAACATCTCCTACAAATGAAGTAAAAGAAAGATTTCCTTTTAGTTCCCCTACAAGTGGAACTGATATAGGAGAAGTAGGACAAGCTCCTGATAATGTAAGTTGCGCTTGTGTTTAAAAAAAGGTAAAAATGAGAATAGACATACAAAAAGAAGAATTTGCTCTAATCCTATTACTAATATGCTTAGCATATTTACTCTTTACTTAATTGACTTTTTGACGCCAATCTGATATAATAATATATTATGACCCTAGAAGAAATTCAGGAATTAGCAGAAAAAGATTTACAAATCAACGATAGTGAGTTAGATTTGGAATCAATTAAAATCCCCCAACTTCATAGCAAATATTTAAAACTTTACACAAAGTTTAAACTTTTATTAGATAGAAGTAGAGAAGATTTCAAACTTTTAAAAAGAGAAAAGTGGGAATACTTTACAGGTAAATCTGATTCAGAAGTTTATGAAAAGAAACCATTTAATTTAAAAATTTTAAGAAATGATGTGGATAGATACATTGATTCAGATGAAGAAATTAGAAGATTAAGTTTAAAAATAAAATATCAAGAAACAATAGTTGACTATCTTGATAGAACATTAAAAAATATTATGAATAGAGGATTTCAAATAAAGGCTGCAATTGATTGGAAAAAGTTTACAAGTGGAGCAATATAATGAATTTAGAAAAAATATATGCTGTTGGAAAACTTAATTTTAATATAGATGAGATTATTAAAAGAGGTGAACGCCAATTATTTAAAACTGCTAATCAAAAACATCCAAATGGAACTTCTTTTAGAAATTCCAATGTTACTTGGATAAAAGATTGGCCAGAGCTTGAACATCATGTTGTTAATCGTATTAAACCTGTTAATGAAAAATTTTGGAAATTTAATTTAATTAAATTTGAACCTTTTCAATATTCAATTTATAATGAAGGTGATTATTATGATTGGCATTCGGACCAACATCCTAAACAATATGCTGATGGTATGGTAAGAAAATTAACCTTTTCTTTAGCATTAACTGATGATTATGAAGGTGGGGAATTTGAATGTGCTGTGTTATCTGGTGCAAAAAAAGATAAACCTGATGTAAAAGTTTTTAATGTAAATGAAATTGAAAATTTTTCAAAAGGCACAATGGTTGTATTTCCATCTTTTCTTTGGCATAGAGTTAAACCTATCACTAAAGGTGTTCGTAAAGCTTTACAAGGATGGGCTATAGGTAAAAACTTTGTCTAATGCAGTTATTGTATCAAAAGAAAATGAAGTATATTTAAAATTAGATGCTGAAGCTGATACTAGAAGAATGTTATCAGAATTTTTTTCTTTTGAAGTTCCTGGTTATAAATTTACTCCACAATATAGAAGTAGAGTGTGGGATGGCAGAATAAGATTGTTTCAATATGCAAGTGGTAGAATATATCTTGGACTTTTACCATATATACAAGAATTTGCAAAACAAAATGATATAACTTTAGTTTATGATAAAGGTGTAAAGGAAAAAATAAATGATATTCCTGTTGATTATTTAAAAAAATATATTAAAACTTTATCATCATTTAAGATAAGGGATTATCAATTAGATGCTGTCAGATATGCTTTACAACACAATAGAGCATTATTATTAAGTCCTACAGCATCAGGAAAGTCTTTTGTAATTTATTGTTTGATGAGATATTATTTGTTAAAAAAGAAAAAAATATTAATTATAGTTCCTAAAACATCATTAGTAGAGCAACTATATACAGATTTTAAAGATTATGGATTTGATAATAAAACTAATTGTCATAGAGTATATTATGGATATGAAAAGACATCTGATAAGCCTGTTATTATATCCACTTGGCAGTCTTTATATAAATTTCCAAAAGAATATTTTACAAAGTTTGGTGCTGTGTTTGGTGATGAAGCACATTTATTTAAGGCTCGTTCCTTAACAGGTATTATGACAAAATTAGTTGATTGTAAATATCGAATTGGATTAACAGGCACATTAGATGAAACTAAAACACATAAGTTAGTTTTAGAAGGACTTTTTGGTGCTGTAAATAAAGTTACAACAACTAAAAAGTTGATGGATAAAAAACAATTATCTAATTTAAAAATATATGCTATTGTTTTAAATCATACAAAAGACAGCTGTCATTATGTTCACGATAAAAAATATCACGAAGAAATGAGTTTTTTAGTTAGTCATACACCTAGAAATAAGTTTATAAGAAATCTTTGTTTAAATTTACAAGGCAATACTCTTTGTCTTTTTACTTTAGTTGAAAAACACGGTAAAGTGTTGTTAGATATGATAAAAAAGAAAGCAGAAAACAAAAGAAAAGTGTTCTTTGTTTATGGTGGTGTAGAAGCATTAGATAGAGAAAAAATAAGAAGTATTGTAGAGAAGGAAGATAATGCAATTATTGTTGCAAGTTATGGAACATTTAGCACCGGGATTAATATACGAAATCTACACAATATAGTGTTCTCCTCACCCACAAAATCTAAAATAAGAAGCCTACAATCAATTGGCCGTGGTTTAAGGATAGGAGATAATAAAACAGAAGCAACACTATATGATATAGCAGATAATTTAACATATAATGAAAAGAAAAATTATACACTGGAACATTTTTCGAATCGTATAAATATTTACAATGAGGAAGATTTCAACTATGAAATTCATCCAGTGGAGTTAAAAAACTAATGTCTATAACAGATGTAAAAATAATAAAATTAGATACTAATGAAGACATAGTATGTAAGTTAACTGAAAGTGAACATATGGTTATATGCCATAAGCCTTTGTTGATGAGAACAGTTCCTCAAATAACTAGAGTAGGAATAACTGAACAAATGACATTAATGAGATGGATTCCTTTTAGTAAAGATAATTCAACAACTGTTTCAAGAGATAAAATAGTAGCAATTGCAAATGCAGATGATGTTTTAAAAGCAAAGTATCATAAAATTGCGGTAAATTATGAATTGTTAGATAAAGAAGCAGATAGGATTGGTAAAGAAGAAGAAAAGAGTCCTAGAGAATCTACAATAACTACTAGTGATAAAATGCAGAAAAGAATAAAAAGTTTAGCAGATTTTTATACAAAGAACAAGACGATTCATTAATTGGGGTAGCTGGTATCTTTTCGTCCTACATAGACATTATACCATAAATCCTAGAATTGTCAAGTCTTTTTGAAAAAAAAATGGAGAAATAATATAATGACATATCAATATCAAGAAGTCAAAAAAACTGACCCACGAAAACAAGCTAATCAACAGGACTTGTTTAAACAATATAATACTTTAAATCCAAAAAACGAAAGAATAAAGTATGATGTTAAAGGACAAGACATTACAGGAGATGATAAGGTAACTGGTTATGAACCAGGTGATACACCAGAGACCAGAGCTCGCCATAATAAAAGAATGGAAGAGTTGTATGGTATACATTCACCTAAACAAAAAACTACCAGAAGCAAAAGACTAAAGGAACATGAGCAAACGATTGCTGACCAATCAGATAATGTTGCTAAGGAGCATCAAAAAGATTCTGATAGAATGAAAAAGCAAAAGCAAGGTCTTACAGCTGTAGGTGATGTAGGGCTGTCTAAAAGATTGATTGCTGATCCTATACCTGGAACTAGCCGTGGACTTGCATCTCAAACTTTATTTCCAACTATAATTCATAGAGGAAGTTTACCTATTGCAGATAAATTAAATCCACCTTTAGTTGAACATTGTTATAAAATGCAAAGAGAGTGGAAAGACGAAAAGCAACCAAATCTATGCCGTTCTGTTAAAAATGGTTGGCAAAGTAAACCAGATATACATAATTTACCTGAATTACAAGATTTTAATGCTGTTATTAGGGATGCTATTTCTTGGGTTTATAAACAAATACAAGTGCCTACTGATACATTTGGTTTTGTTTTAGATACAGTATGGTATAATATAACCCCAACAGGAGGGCATAATGAAAATCATGTTCATCCAGGTTCATTTATTTCAGGCTGTTATTATATAAAAAAACCACCACTTGCAGGTAATTTAGTTATATATGACCCTAGAAAAGGTTCACAATGTTCTAGAGAACCTGAGCATCTTGCTAGAGGTTCTACACAAGTAATAAAAGGACAAGAAGGTGATATTATCCTGTTTCCTGGATGGTTAGAACATTCAGTTGAACCAAATAGAGATAAAGAAGATAGAATATCAATTGCTTTTAATGCTAGTTGGAATTATTTGCCTGGACATGGATATATGGAAGATTTTATAGAGAATAAACAAAAACAAGCAGATAGAGAACAATATCAAAAGGCTAGAACTCTAACAAAATAAGATGGTAAAAAATGAGTTTGGTAGAAGAGAGAGAGAATTAATCAAAAAAATTTATAAAAAAACATTTGGTTATTTTACTCCACACTTTTACAGATTATTATTTATTGTAAGTCTTTTACTTTTATTTTTAATATGGTATAATAAAGCTTATCCATATACTGAAACTTT